CCTGCCTCGCCAAGAAGGCCACGAACAACAACAAGACCGTACATATCAGGTCGTACCATCTTCTTAGCGTAACGAGTCATGACACCCTTACGTGGTACAAAGTCCTCTGTACCGAAAATGGTTGGTGTTACCTGTAATGGTACGTAAGGAGCATATACAAACCCACTCTCAAGGAATGAGCTGCCCTTACGGCCGATGAGGATAACGTTACGCAAGAAGTAAGGATCAACGTAAACGTCGAACTTCTTGCTCAATGAACCAGCCTTTACAGCACCGATGGTGCCTCTGTCCTGGTCAGCAGTTACGCTTGCGCGGAAACCACTTGTGAACTCAAGGATGTTAGCAACCTCTGGTGAACAAACAACAAAGTTTGCACCACCGCGAAGTGTCTTTCTGTGGATCTGAGCGCTTACGTCATTGATTGTCTCAATGAGAGTCTCGTACCACTCGCTAACAGTACCAGTGAAATCAGGTGATGCTGAAGTAGCACCAAGCTCTGCACCGTTTGCGTCTACGAAAAGACCTGGTGCACGGCTCCAGTAACGAGTACCAGCAGTTGCACCCTGAACAAGCTCACCGAGAAGTTCACGGTCAATTTCCAAAGCGATCTGCTCTGAAAGAATACCAGTCAACTCAACCTCTGCATCCAAGTTGTGGTATGCGTTGAGATCCTGACCAAGTTCTGGAGACCACTTAGCCTTCAGCTTCTTAGTCTGTGCAGTAACTGCGATTGAGTCAACCTTGATGTCGATCTCTGCGATAGAGTTCTTACCAGTTGCACCGGAGTTGTTTCCAGTTCCTGGGTTTGGTTCTTCAAGACCCCACGTGTTTGTACCAACGATAGATCCAAGTCCGCCGCCGGTGGTCAAGCTGTCCTTCAATGGAGTACTAATCGTTACATCATCTCCAACTACAGTGCCAACAGCACCTGTGATGTGGTGAAGAACTAAGGTAACCAAACCGGTTGAGTCAAAAGAAGTTAGTCGTCTAATGATCCGGTCGCCTGCTGAAAGGCCTGCGGTTGCTGCAACAGCACCTGGTCGGTTCTTTTCAACGTCTGCGCCTGCTTCGTCGCCAGCTGCTGCCTTTTGAATAGCAATACAGTCAGTTGCGTTTCCAGCCAAGATGTCTGGGTCGAAGTCAATCAACTTCTTCTGAGCCTCAGTCAAGTTCTGAATCTGAGTTGACGCCAATACTGCAGTACGGGCTCCGTCAAGTACAAGGCTTCCAGTTGGGCCAGCAAAGCCGTTACCCAGGTTGTAGTGACCACTTGGGCCGTCGAAATCTTTGGAGTGACCAGAGAGGTCGACACCACCAGTGATCTGCTTGGCGACAACGTTGCCACCATATACTGACTCGTTTACATCAGCGCCGCCACGAGCAGTGGTATGCGTGAAGTCAAGGAAGAAAATGAGACCGGATGGCAAGCTCATTGGCTGAACCGAAACGAGATCATTTGCGATCAATCCGCCGAATACACGACGAACGATTGGGAATGCAACTGCTGCGAAGCCTTCGACGTCGCCTGCTGCCATTGATGAAGCCTCACGAAGAAGCTCCTTGGCCTGGTTCTCAAGAAGAACGGCCATACCTTGCTTTTGGGACTCAGCATTGAGACCCTCTAAGAGACCAGTGGCCTCCCATTTGTTAAGAAGCGCTGCACCTTCTGCACGCATATCGCGAGACTGTACGCCTTCTGTTAATTTTTGTAAAATAGACATTATAAATTCACCTCCTTTTCTGTAATATTTAGAATTATTGTGTCTTTAGTCCTGCTAACGTTTTCATTCTGTTATAGAATGGGTTAGCATCATTTTTTGGTTGCTCTTTTCGAGCCGCGACAAGTAACGATGATCTTCTTGAAACCATTTCATTCAACGTTGCTTCCTTCTTCACGTCTGAAGTAGTAGTAACAGTCTCATTCAAAGTCTCAAACATGATCTTTGCTTCTTGTACTGTTTCGGCTTTCGATATGGCTTCGACAATTTTTCTTTTTTGTCGCTCATTCAAGGAGGCATTTTCGAGGGCCTGGTTTATGTACAACAACTTTGCGTTGGAAACATTCATGGTTTCCAACTTTTCTTGCATAGTTTGAAATGCTGCACTAAATTTCTTTGTTTGTTCCTGCAGCTTGATAGCCGCAGAAGATAAAGTCTTGTTTTCTTTTTGAAGAGCGGCAACATTCTTTCGAAGTTCCTCGTTCTCTTCTTTTACTTCGCTGTCTTGCTCTCTAGCAAGTAGCATTGATTCGTATTCTTGCATAATCTTTTCTGGAGTTCCTGCCCAGCCAGATTTGACTGGCTCGAAGTCTACTCTCACTGCTTCCATAACTTCTTCGAGGTCTATCTCTTCCGCGTCGATGTCCATTTCGCTGAGTACTTCTGCGACCATTTCAGGAGAGATGTCAACACCGATGTCGGCATCTGGTGTGGTATCCATGTCTGGTGTAGTGTCAATATCAACGTCTGCCATGACTTCGTCGTCAGTTATATCGATACCGATTTCATCATCGCCAATTTCATCTCCGGAAGCGAATGGGCCGGTGACTTCGTCGTCTTCGATCTCATCATCAAGGGAGTCTAGCTTGATTTGTATGATCTCATCGTCATCACTTCTAAATGCATCAGGGATTTCACTTACGATCGAGTCTAGAGAGGGCTCTTCCTCTGTGGCTGGCTCTTCCGCAGTGGGTTCCTCGCCCATATCACCTAAGTCAAGGCCACCTAATTCGTCTTCGGGGGCCTCTTCAAGGATGTGACTCATGGCTTCTTTCACTTCTTGTGAATATTTCTCTATAACGAGTTGCTCCGCGTTCTTGAGAGCTGCTTCTTTCAGTGCCTTGGCATCGATAATGGCTCTTTCGAGTAGATTTGACATGTTTTTGACTCCTAACAATTGTATATATGTGAATGGGCAAACGGGTTTGCCTCTAAATAAATAGTATTATGACACTCTAAAGGGAAGGAAAAGTTTTTGGGGACTAGAAGGTGGAGTGTAGTAACCAAACACTGTTAGTTCCAGCCGTATCGCCAACACCTTGAGTGAATCTAACTTTGTCTGCGCCGGCGATTTCAAAAATCGCTGTGTCCCCTGCTCCAACAGCGGCGTCAGAAAGGCCACCGCTTCCATCGTTCATTTGAAGTTTGGACCACTTGCCGGAACCATGATAGTATACTTCTATTAGTGTTACCGTTGCAGTTCCACAGCACTGGACGTGTAAAAATCTTTGGTTCTCTGTAGAATATGCAGTTGCTGGTGAGGCAACTGTTGTGCTGCTTGCGCCATTTACGTTCTTTGGTCTACGGGTTCTACCCCAACTGCTGTGTCTGTGAAACTCCGATGCTGGAGGTGTGTTGTCAAATCCTGCCATTTTTATAATCTCCTAATCAAATTTGTTAAATTTGTCTTTCATTTTTTGAGTTGTTTTTTGGGACAACCTCTTTTTGTTTTCCCGTTTCTCTTTTCGAGTAAGAGATTTCTTTTTGAAGTATCTCCTCTCTTGTAGCTCTGCGAACAGACCTTGCTTCTTACACTTTCGTGTAAACTTCTTGATCATTCGTATAACCTGTTCTTGATCATGTATCACGACTTCAACGTGACATACTTTTCCTTTACTCATCGTATCTCCTTTACTTTAGAGCGTTCCATTTTTGTCCTGCGACACTAAATAGTCCGGATATATCTATTCCGGCATCACTAGGGTCTCTTCCTGCCATTGGCCCCTGAGCGGCTGGTGCCGTTGGGGAACCTGCAGACTTGAGTGGCTCGGTCCCCTCAAAGACGTTAGACATCTTCGTGTTACCAATAGCGTCAAGCATTTTTCTTTTAGTTTCTAGAAGCTTCTTTCTTCTAGTCTCCTTCTCTTCATCTATATCGTTCTGCGTTCTGAGCTGTGGTGCTGGTGCTTGCTTTGTCTCTACCATGAGAGTCTGAGCTTTTGTGATGCCCATTGCCACTTCTGCTACTAGGTTGGAAAGCACACCCTCGTCAAAGAGTATTTCCTTTACGCATTCCTTGATAATAGATTTTAGTTCTGACTTTTTCATTTTTCTCCAAACTTACTAATGATGTCATCCATCATTCTTGTAATGTTATTCTCTTCTTTTATATTGTTCTGTATCTCCTTCGCTTCCTTGAGCATAAATGCTCCTGGCGTCGAAGGGTCTGAAACCATATCGAAACAAATAAGTTGAAAGTCGTCCTCTACCATTGTTGTACCGTTTTCTTCTCTTATGGAACCTGTACCTCTAGATGAGATACCACAAGTGACACCTTCTTTTATGAGGCCGGCAAGTATCTTTCCACAAGGAGTTTCCTGCAGGACTTTTATCTTTCCCATGACGCTGTCACCCTCTGTCCAGATATCCACAACCATATGAGACACTCTGTCCAAAGATATGACTGAACTATCTGGGTGGTCGAGTTCCCCTAGGGCCCGTCTGCCTTTTACAAATTCTTTGTATCGGTCGACCTCTCTAAACAGAGTCTTTCTTTCATAGATGCGTCCGTTAGCATTCTTTGTGTTACACTTTTGCATTACGCCAGTTAAGTACAATGCGCCTTCGGCGACTTCTCTCTTCTCGGACTCTGTTAGAAGGTCTTGGCATACGCCACCTTCGCACAATTCATAATATTCTCTTATAAGTTTCATAATATTCCTCAATGCGGGGGTCACCCGCTTCAGTTATGATCCCTTGCAGCAATTCGCTACTGGTCTAATCATCCATCTTATCTTAGTAAATGGTCTCATTCTCTCTCCTTCTAATGTGGACTAGTTTTTCCACCTTTAGCCCTTCGTCCCCGAACAGTGTGTTTCCTACGTAAGCTGTTGCAGATCCTGCGAAGCCTAATAGTAGTCCAGTGACAAAAGAATTATCAAAAGTAAATAGTTGTGTGTAGTCCTTTACGGACCATAAAAATAGGCCGACCCAAAAGCCAGTGCACATTGGGCACTCAAGCAATTGCCCTAACTTTCCGGACTTTGGGCGGATTGGGTTTAGGATTTTTCCGTAAACGAGTATCTGGGTAAGGCCATACGAAATAAGTGAGAACCAAATAAATGTCACTAGTCTTCACCTTGACCCTCTCTTAGGAGTGAGTAGTTATACTGGAATCCATATGGTCCGATCTGCTTGTCCATCGAGCCCTTTCGAGGCTCTTGAGGTACATCGCCAAGCTCTGTAGAATCTTCAGGCGCTGGTCGGAGCATAGCATCCAAGCGATCATCGTCGTAATCTTTTGAGTCTCTAAAGAACTTCTTCTCTCCAGTGATGTACTCTTCGATTGAAAACAACATTGCGTGAGTCTGGTCGATGCCTGGTATCTTTGACTCCAGCATCTTTGCCTCTATTGAACCAAACACGTTACCTCCCACAACAGAAGTTCTATCTATCAGGCCCTTCTTTGCTAAGAAGCGGAACATCCTGTCTTGTGCTACGTAGCATTTGTCAGAAAATTCTTGTTTTGGAAACGTAATACACTTACTCTTTTCTAACATAAGCACGATGTCCATGTCCTCATGGTCCAGAATCATAATGTTTCCGTCGAGAGTGCGGCGTGCCTTAAGTTCTACTCTCGGATCTAATTTTATACTTATATCAACTGTCATTGTTATCGATCTCTTCTAGTAAATCTTGGGTTTTCAGTACAACCTCAAGCGTCTCAGTGTCTATTGGTCTGTCTTTAGTCTCTTCCAATATGGTGTAAACCTTGCTTAGCTTGTCTGACATAGCTGAGTTTTCTCTTTCCTCTTCTGTGGCCTTTGCTTCAGTCAATTTGTCTTTTAGTCTGGTTATCTCTTCGTTGAGATAAACCTTGAGTTCAAGTCCGTTATCAGCAAAAGAAGATATGTAATGACTGAGTAAAGTCTTTTGACCCTCATTGAGTGATTCCGAATACTCTTGATTGAACTTGTCTACGAAAGTAGAGTAGACCAATGAGTCGATTGGTTGCTGGGTCTCTTCTTTTACGACAACCGATGAAGACATCTGGTCTACTATATTTTCTTCCAACAGTACCCTGTCTTTGATTGGTAGGGCATCTTGAAATATAGAATAAACAGAAGCGATGCTCTTATAGTTAGGAACAAAGTTGCTGAAAATTTTATTTGACAAAGTTTTATTTATCTTGTTTATCAATGCTGATTGTTCAACAAAGAGACTTCTCTTATCCAAGCTATTATATTTTTGCTTGACCTCTACTACGATTTTTTCTGCGATGTTCTTTTCCACATCCTTGGTTTCGTATATTGTCTTGTAAAGATTAAGTTCCTCGTTCAGTGCGGATCCTTTAGTGAAGTGATCCTTTATAATAGAAACGATTTTGTTTTGTTTGTTCTTGTTATTTTTGACAACCGACTCTGTAAGTTCCCTTACCAGAGCCTCGTAAACAAATGCTGTGTTTCTCTTTTTATTGTGCTTCAGTCTCATTCTTTTCGTCCCTCGCTTTTAGGCTTTCAAAGAGTACTTTTAGTTCTCTTTGGTCTTTGAGGATTTTTGTTTCCTCTACTTTATAATTAGTGTTTCTTTCCTCGTAAACACCCGTTCCTCTAACTAAACCTGTCAGTTCGTTATAACCAGGTAGTGTCTTTCGTGTTGTTCCTGTCTCAGGAGAGGCTGCTCTATTCATGTTTTTCTTTCTCGGGCCTGACGACTTTCTTCTATCTCCACCTGCCTTGGTTCCGCGGGGCTCGTACCATCCATGAGACTTGTCAGTGGTTGTTCTGCCTTTTTTGTCTTCTCTTTTGCCGGGTGGTGCCGCCAATAGGGCGCCGTCATCTGCTGGCGCTGCGGCTCCTGCATCAGCGCCTCCTCCGAGGTCTGCTCCACCTAGATCAGCAGCATCAGTGGGAGCGCCTAGTTCTGGCTCTGCACCTACTGCACCGGTACCACCGGGCTCACCTAGGTCTCCGCCGAGGTCGCCTAGGTCAGCGTCGGCCCCAGCATCAATTCCAGCCGTGGCTTCTGCTTGCTCAGCTTCGCCAGCAGTTTCAAGTGCGGCTTCAAACTTTCGATCGTAAAACATCTGTCTTCTGTTCTTGATAAACTCCTCGTCGGAAAGCCCAAACAGCTTCTTGGCTAGCCACTGCTTCGAGAAGAAGCCTTCTGTGGCGGATGAGGCGATGTCGAACTTAGTTTTCCAATGTTCAAGCTCCTGCATCTCTGCAATCTTCGAAGGGTTGTTCAAAGAACAGGTAAATGAGACAAGGTCCTCATCTCGATATCCAAGAGTATAAAGATGAATGATTCCAATCTTTTCTACCTCAGTTATGATGGACCGTTGAAGTCTTTGTACTGTTCTCGCGAAGCGGACGTCCTTCTGAGCTAGCGTAGTTTTATCTTCTACTGCCTTCTCGCCGTCTGATGATATGTATGCTGCTGGTACTTTGAGCGCCGAGAATAACTTATCCCTAAGATATTTAACATCGTCAATATCCCCTGTGTACTTCCCACCTGGAATTGCTTCTATCTTAGTTCCGCTGTTACCTCTAACTGGTACAAAGTAATCTTCTTCAACCGACAAAGGATTATAACGAAGGTCTACCCTACCCGTGTTAGGATCTACGACCTGGTTTCGTTTCATTGTCGTCATGACTTTTTGCATGTACTGTTCAACATCTTGTGGTGCGATGTTTCCAATGTCGATGTAGAACGCCTTACGCTCTGGAGATCGAACAATTCTATAGGCCATCATTGCGTCCTCAATTAGTGTGAGTTGTCTCCATATTCTTCTTGCTGGTTCTAACACTGAGGTCCCGTAAGGGTTGAATTTATCTTGACCGAGTACTCGAAAGTGTCCTACTTGCCAGTTTTCAAATGTAAGTCCGGCTGAGTTCCATTGAAATTGAACGTAGTTAGGGTTTGTTTTGTCTTCTCCTTCTAACCTTTCCAATTCTGTTGATGGTAGCCCAATTACGGAAGTGATTCCAAGATCGTCATCAATGTCCAAATATAAGAAAAAGTCACCATACTTGCACATGGTTCTGCACCAGGAGAACATGTTGTGTTGGATATTCAGTACGTTATAGTACAGAGACTCTAGTATTGCTTTTATTTCAGCATTGTCACAGTCCACTTCCAGTATCGGAGTGAGAGCAGAGTGTGTTGTCATTTCATCTGCGTATATGTCGAGAGCTGTGGCGATCTCTGGTGTGTATTCCATTTGATCGAAATCGACGTATCGTTCTGCCCTAGCTTGAGCAGCCATGTAATTTGCACTAAGGTTATCATAGGGACTGTATGCTGTCTTCTTGAAATCTTTTCCCGAAGCGGAAGTAAACTTGCTGGAATATTTATCCAACTCTATTCTTCGTAGTCTATGATTATTTTGAGTTCTGTAATTTACGAGCGGCCCAGACAATAGTCTTGTCAATCTTCTGAATAACAAACTCTGTGGGTTTCTAGTGTTCTTTTTATTTTTATCTGACATGTTTTATCCCTTGAACAGCCATGGAAAGTTAGCTGTGTTACTTTGGTGTTGGTTCATCTTATCATATATTCCAAGTTCTTTTCTACCAATCATACCTTTTATTCTAGTATCTAGTTCGTTTCCTGTCTTTGTTATCGAACCAATGAAGGCTTTAGTGTACTCTGCATCCCTCTGATTCGTTGATAACGCCGTGTCTCTTACCCAACACCCTACTGCGCACGACATTATTAGGTCGTCATTGTAAGACCTCATAGCTTCGGCCCGACCATTATTCCACACAAAAGTCTTCATTTCGGACAAAAGCCTAGAAGAATATATCTTAATTAGATTGTTTCTTATGAATTCTTCCATCTTAGCGACGATTAGAGGTCGCGTCTTAGATGTAGTTGAGAAACCAGGCACAGCATTAGACATCTGATCTGCTTGATATTCTTCTACGAACTCATGAGTTGACTTTATGGAATGGTACAGATTTGGATACTGCATTTCTTTTAGTTTATCTAAAACGGTATACCCGACTGAGTTGTTTTCTACAACCAAAAGAGAACTTCCGTACTCAGAGCCGACATCAAAAAGTACCCTTGAGAAAACATCAGGAGTAACCTTGCCTTGATACTCTGCCACGAGTTCCATCGTCTCCAATTTGAATACGTGACAAACTGAATAGTCCTTTCCATCACCTCTTGCCACGTCCGCGGATATCAGATAAGTTGCTCCGGGCGTGAACTCTTCCCAAATCCAAAGATTTCTGTCGAAACCTGTTCTGTGCTTTGGCTCTTTAACCATGTTGTTGTAGATTTCTATATCCTCTGGGCCGAATACAGTTTCGCCTGACATGTTGAAGTTACACTCAAGCTCCTGTGCTATCTCGCGCCGAGACATGTTCCTGGTCTCTTTCTCGAACCAAGCCTTGTCTCTATCTGGATGTACTTCCCATGGTAATTTTGTAGGGAAAAAATCATTTGACTTGTTGTCAGCTTCTGAGTATATCTTGTGAAACCAGTTTCCCACGCCGTTAGGGGTCGATAAAGCGATGCAGCGACCACCCGTTGACAATGTGGGATAAAGACCCATCCACAGTTCATCTAAGCCGTCGACGTGTGCTGCTTCGTCTATGACTAATAACGATAAAGCTTCTGAACGCCCGGCGTCTCCAGAAGTCGAAGAGGCCTTTATTTGCGAACCGTTATCCAACACAAATGAAGTTCGGTTGTCAATGTTTACATTTGATATTCTTAGCCATGGTGGAAGGTTTCCTATAATTGACTTCACTTTTTTTACCAGGTTTGCCGCGGTGCTAAACTTAGTGGCAATAACCAGCACGTTTTTCTCTCTGTGAAAAACCATCAACCAAGCAATGTAAGCAGCGGATATTGTAGATATACCCAACTGTCTTGCTTTTAGAATAATATTGAATCTGTAGTCTTCAAAGTCTTGAAGGAGCTGAGATTGGAAGGGGTACAAATGAAAAGGTATCAAACCTTTGAGGGGGTGCGTTATCTTTGCATATGTATTAACGAAGTACTCCGGCTTCTTGCCACACCGAAGTATCTCTTTCATTGTTTCTTGTTTGGTGAGTTTTATTGCCACTAAAGCCTCTTACTTAAGGCCGCCGAGTTGAACCATCTTTTCAAAAGCTGGGTCAGTCGGCCGTTCATCACTCTCTGGCATATTAGTCTCTGAAGTGAGTGCTGAGATCTTGTAGCACTTGTGAACCTTTACACTGGTTCTGATTCTAGAAATGTACTCAACAAGTACATCCACTTCGCTTGGTTCGCTTAGGGTCAGTGCATTCTTCTTGAGTTTCTTGTATTCTTTCTGGATAAAGGATTTTACCTTTTCTACCATTGATTCCATCTCTCCCTCAAATCCGTTTGAGTGTACTTCTTTGAGTGGTATCTCTGCGTGATATTTAATGTGGAGTCGGTCTCCACTAACGAATGCACCGAAGCCGTCCATCACTCGGTGATCTACGAGTGGGTTACCCTCTTCTCTTCGAAGACCAATCTTGATAGGTTCTCCGCTCTCATCAAGTGCACCGTCATAGGTGTTAGATAGTACTTGCGAGATACAGTCAATAATTTCTAAAGTTGTTGCCATTGTTTAAAATCCTCTGCAATAAATAGTTTGCTAATAATAAATAGTTAGTTGTTTGGTCTCCAGCCCGATTTCCAACGTTCTTCTCGGCCTTCGATGTGTTGAATGTAGCATTTGAAACAACATTCGAACTTTGTCATATAAAGATCGTCTTGAGATGAAAATGAATATGAACTACAAACTGGACAATTTCTATCAATCTCGTTCAAGGTTTTCCTATCCTTTACGATGATACCTTCGATGTCTTCTGTTTTTCTTGAGCGCCTAGGCCTTTCATGGAAAGATTTGAGGTCTTCCAGATATTTCTTTTCCTTTTCCTCATCCCAATGTCTTTTAGGGTTTTGAATCGCTTCATCTCCGTACTTCTCCTTTATTGCTTTCTCTATTTTAGCTATTTCGTTTAAATCTTTTTCTTTCATTTTACTAACTCCACCGTTGCTATCGTCAATACTGTACCGAGGACGAAGCCAATTGATGTGAATAAGTACCAGTGATCGTTAGAGCTGTCTATGATGACTTGCTCTAGCTTCAAATTCTCTTTTTTCAGAGCTTCAATTGTAGTATCTCGTGTTCCCACCTCATAAGTCATGTCGGCCTTTAGCTTGCCTATCTCCAGATCATACTTAGCGAACTGAATTTGTAGGGCTCTATTTGTTTTGAGCTTACACTGTTTTTCTTGGAACTCTTTATCTGCAAGTATCTGTGCTGAAGCTTCCTTATCGAAGCACCAACCAGCAAAAGGGACTGTGTCCCCTTGTTCTACTTGTTTGTATTTTCCTGGTGCTGCGACTGATATACCGGTAAAGCTAATCAGCAGCAGTAAAGCCAAAGAGGTTTTCAATCTTCTCATTGATCTCATTAGGGTTATCCTTTGCTTTTTTTATGATCTCTTTTACTTTCTTTTTCTTTTGTCGAGAAAGTTGTTCTTCTTCGAGATCATATTTTTCTTTTATTTTACCAAGAGTCACGCGATATTTTAAGTGAAGTTCTTCTCTTTTATTGATTTCTTCCTCGTGAGCATCTTTGAGGCCCTGGATTTGGGTCTCGTATGACTCTTTATTTGCTTTCATTGCCTGGATTGCGCCGTCAGCGTTCTTGCGAGACACAAGCCATATAAAAACGGTCCATGCTGCAAGTGCTGATAGCTTCCAGTTTTTCTTTATCCAAGCCCAAAAGATCTTGAGATACAACATTACTGCTTACCGTGCTTCCACTGTGTAGCAAGATCGACTGCTGCCTGTGAACCAATATAGGCCAGGGTTACTGAAACCCAATCTGAAGAAGTTACTGAACCGTATGCTACCAGTCCTGTTGCTGTTAGCCACGCTAAGAACTTGCGAGAAATAAATCTCTCCGTGTGTTTGTCTGCCCATGCTTTTATTGCTGTCATCATAAATCCTCCTAAATGTTTACGTGCGCATAGCCGCTTCTTTTCTCAATGTTTATCTGCATATCTACGCAGTCTTTTAGACTATCGAGATGTGAGATAAGGAGAACAGTCTTGAAGTATCCTTTGACCATATCCAAGATACGGACAAAACCTTCCATGTTTTCTTCATCGAGAGCAGTTCCCGGCTCGTCAAGTATAAATAGGTCGGACTTCGGTAAACTGGACACAGTTAAGAACGCAAGTCGGATGGCCATTGAAGCAATAGTCTTCTCGGCGCCGGAACCCATCTCTAGTGGTCGAGGGTCATGGCTTGGGTGTTTGATAAAGATGTCAAGCTTATCCTCATTATTAGAAATAAATACCTCGAAGTCAACAATATTAGTAAGAATCTTAGAAATCTCCTGGTTGATGTAAGGCAATCTTTCCTTGATGATTTCATAAGAAACGCCGTTGGGATGGCAGCACACCATGAACAAGTGATAGGCAGCAAAGTTCTCCTCTAGTTCTTGAAATTCCTTGTGTTGTTGCTGCATGTGAACCAGCTTCTGCTCTGATGAGCCATGCCTCTTGTGAAGTTGCATGATTCGCTGGTCACATGCTGTAAGTTCATTCTCCTTAGACATTGCCTGGTCCTTTAGGTTGTCCCTATCCGAAAGCAGCTGCTTCAAATTTTCGATAGCTTCCTTGTTTTCTTCGTATAAACTAGCCTTTGTCTTGAGTTCATCTAGCTCTACCTGTTCCTTGAACAAAGAACTGTCTGCGCGCTCTACAATTAACTTGCTGTTTGCAATGGTTGTCGCTATTTGATTCTTCTTCTCTACCAGTTGATTGTATTTATCTAGGTGACTGGCCACTTTCAAAGGCTCCATTGACGAGATCTTCTCTCCTAGGGAGTTAATCTCTTTAGACATAGAGTTCATCTTTTTTTCAGATATTTGAATTAGGTCCACTGCCTGGTGTGCATCTTTGATGAATTTACAAGTAGGAAATTGTGACCCACAAGGTACCTGGGACAGGAGGTCTTGTTTTCCTATGTTCCTGGATTTATTCTTGGACTCGTCATCCATCTGAGCCAATAATCTCTCAAGGTCTTCCGAGCTAGAGTCGATAAGTTCTTTCTTTTTCCTATATGACTCTACTTCGAATGCTACGAGAAACGCGTCGATCTTTTCAAACTTAGTCTCACTCTCCATCAATAACTGTTGAGCTTCGGTTTTCTTTGCTGTTGTCTGTAGGATAACCTGTTCTTTGTTGACTATCTCTCTAGAGGTCATGACAGGGTCTATGACATCTGCTGGAACAGACGCAATCTTATTCTGCAAATCATTTAGTTCTTGCGATAAATCTCCTAGATCTTCTTTAAGGGTACTACAGATTGCCTTGTTCTTCTCGATTGCAAGTTCCCCCTTTGCAATCTCAGATTTAATGGCCTTGATGTTTCCATCAAAGTCGATGCCCTCAAGTCTCCTCAATGAGGCTTTGATCTCGGCAGAGGCTTCCTTAGCCATCTTGAATTTCTTATCAAAGATTTCTAAGTCTAAGAACTTAGCCAGAAACTCTTTTCTTTTTGTAGAACCCTCGTTGATAAACGACAACGAGTCTAACTGAGAGGCCATTGATGTTGCGAGAAAGTCTGGAAGTGTCCCAAAGTATCTTCTTACGTTCTTATCTGTATCCTGCCGTGAGGTACCGTTGAGGCCCGTGTGGTTTCCGATAGCGTCTTGTGAATAGAATTCTAAGTCTGTCGTTGCTTCCTGCGTCTCAACGCCCTTTGAGCGCTTCGTATACTTGTTTGACTTTCTCTCTATGATATAGTCTGTCCCATCAACCTTGATGGTTGCTGTCGCAACACACTCATCTTTGTTTTGGTTGATAATGTTCAGGTTCTTTCGAATAGACTTCGAGGTAGAGTTATACATCGAGTACAATAAAGTATCAACAATGGAAGACTTGCCTGAGTAATTCTTTCCAAAGATGCCAACAATACCTTCTAGTTTGGTAAAGTCAATTCTGTTTCCGTCTGCGTAATTGAATAGATTGTCCCACTCCAAACTTTGAAGCGACCAATTGACATTTCTCATTACATCTTCGTTCTCTTCTATTTGTTTATTGAACTCTTTGTTTAGCTTATAAACCTT